ATGTAGTAGGGGGTGTTAATTTTAATGACCCCCTCCCTATGTCATTTTCACAAACATCGAGAGGCCACAAAAACTTTTTGAATTGAATTTGACGCAAACAAAACTAATTTGAATAAAAAACAGACAAACCAAAAACTAATTTTGCTTTTGTCAAATCAATTCATCAAGCTTTTAAACAAATGTAATTAGTCTAAGGAGGACATCATACATTGTTGTTAACCTTTTTACAATACATTGCAAGGGGATCTCCTTTTATTATGGCATCTATGGAGGCTTCTATGGCGTTATCCATATATTCATCATACTTATCATCAAGTTGATCCAGTTTACTTTCGTCAATCATTGATTCAACATAACGAGCTAGCAAACAATTGCAACTAATTGTATTTTCTTTTCTTGCTTTTTCTTCATCAAACGAAAGCCACTCATTATACTGGGTGAATGGGTTATATGGATTGTCAAATGTTGACAACATAAACTTTGCATTTGAATTAGAATTTAATTTTGGTTCTTTTTCAATCAAGAAGAAATCTTCATTTGCTTTTAATTCTTCTTCTGTAAAGATTGAACCATTTGCTTTTGTTTCAGACATTACTAAAAGATTTCTCCTTTCTTTATAAGTATTTGTTTACAGTAGATGCACTAATACCTAACAAATCGGCAATCTCTGCCTGACTATGACCAGAAGCTGCAAGAGATTTAATTCTGCTTTGTTTAGCTGCACTTAAAGTGCTTGTAGTTTTTGGTGTTGCATACTGGCGCACCTTATCCATATCTGTATTGTTGAGTATCTTAGTTAGTTTAGTACTAGAGATAGCCCCATTCTGTATAGCCGCCCATTCCTGTGGCGTGATGTCTACCTGAACGGAAGACTTATTTGCACCATACTTTGCTCGACCTTCAGCTAAAGCATATTGCCTAATCTTTTTGACTTCTTCTTTAGCCTCCTTAGTATCGAGTTGGAGGTCAGGGGTATCCTGTATCATCTTCTTACTCTTAGTTGTAGCATATATCTGTGCTTGTCTTTCCTTAGGGGCGTTCTTCTGAGCGATTTCAAGTTTTGCATTCAAAGAAGCTACCTCGGTGGCGTATACATCCTTAGCAGACTTAGATACTTCTATGTTTGGTGTTGCAAGTGCAGCTTTTCTAGCCTTATTAGCTAAGTCCTTACATGCATTAGCATAATCAGCATACGCTTCTTCTTGTGGTAAACCTGATGATAATTCTCTTGCGTCTTTAACATAAGCCATCTTAGTAATGGTTTGTGTATTAAGAACTTCTTTGCCAGTCTTCTTATCATAATGAGTTTTACCAGTATCTTTGTAAAGCCATTCTCCAGTTTCAGGATCTGGATTGTAAGATCTCTTACCTTCACGATTAACAGTTTCTCTTTCAGGAATTGTAATCGGAGACTTAGCTCTACTTATTAATGTGGAAACACCGCCACCTTCTTGGTATTTCTTTTTAAGACCAGCAATGTCATTATCTATTTCAGATTGTTTGTAATTTAATCCGTGCTTTTCAGCATCAATAACAACCATTGAATGTCTTACAGCTCTAGCTAATTCTGATTCATCAGCTCCTTTAAGAGTCATATCAGTAATGAGATTTGTAACTTTACCCATCTCTAAACCAGTACGAGTCATCTTCTTCATACCAGGATAACCAGGATAAGCTGCAGAAGGATCGAAACCTTCGAGTCCCTTTAAAGGTGGATCAGTCTTAATATTGATTCCATTACGCTTTGTTGGAATAGCTATAACAGTATCGCCATCAAAGTCAGCACCAGAAAGTCTAGCAGCTGTATTAGAATTAATACCAATAGCATCTTTGGCATTACCTAAAGTTCTTTTAGGTTCTCTAATATTGTTATTTACAACAACTTCAGGAATCTCAAACTTACCTCCATGAGGATAACGAACTAAACAAAGATGTGTTCCGTTTTCATAAGTAGGACAATAACATTCGCCGTCTTTCAAAGAAGTAAAAGGAATAATAACTTTTGTTAATTGTCCTGGAATAGCTTTAGCTTTTAATTCTACAGCAGCAGAGTCACAATTATCTGCAAACTCCTGAAGAAGTTTCTTCTTAACTGTAGGATTTGTAAGACGCATGATTTCGTCATACTCTTCTTTTCTTTCTTTAAAAGTAGCATTAAGCTGCTTATTGATAAGTCTAATATCCTGTTTAGAAAGAAATTGTGATGCCAATGTTTTAGACCAGCTGTCCCAATCTCCTTCTTCACGAATCTTATTAATAGCTCCTAATTGTTTTTTGCCATTTTTATCAATGTAATGGTATTGGCCTTCTGCTTTTATTAAAGAACCAAATGGTAACTCTTCATTAATAGTTCCATCTTTATTCTTCTTAATAGCTTTAGCCCAACCAGCATCTTTATCATTAGGATCAAAGATTGGAGCTCCTTGTTTCTTTTTAGAATTAACTATAATGTCATATCCATCAGGAACGTTATCAGAATAAACTGCCATTCCTTTAAGATAATATTTACCATCAAGTGCAATTCTTACCTGAGCATATTTAGATTCACCCAAAGACAAATCTTCAACTCCTCTTCTGATTTCAATTAAACCATCTTTCTCAATTCCACCTTTACCATTTTCATCTGTGTATTTTACAAAGACACGTTTAGAATCAATAGACTTAGGAAACTCTGGAGTCCAGAAATTATTTCCTTCAGATGGTGAATAATCTGTAACTGGTTTAATCATAGAAGGATTCTTAATAACGTCTTTCCATTCGGTTCCTGGTTTTGCAGCAATCTGAATATTGGTAAATTGTCCTGGCATTGTAGCCTGTGGCACATGAATAGTTGTTACTAAATAACCTTCTTCTTTTAGTAAAGCTGCAGCAGTCTTTAAATTAGTTGCTGTAATTCCAAGTTCTAATTCTGTACCACTTGAAATGTCTATGCAACCTTTAGAGTCAATCATACTCTTTAAATCATTAGCGGTATTTTCAACTTTATTCTGTGTGACTTTCTCTGTAGCTTTAAGGTAACCTCTAACTGTACTTTCTGGAAAACCAGTAATTTCACAAATCTTAGCATTTGAATAACCATGATTTGCTAACTTCTGTACAGTTCTAATTCTATCTGCTTTTTCTGCATTACAAGCAATAGATTTCTTAGAACGTAATACAGTAGTAGTTATACCAAATTCCTCGGCTATATCTTTTTCGCTCATTCCTTTGTCGGAAAGTTCTCTATACTTAGCGAGAAACTTCATATGTTTCTGATATTTTGAATCTCCAGACCCCCATGGGTATCTTCCCGAATGCCTCGGTGTTCCATAATGATACAATTCATTCCCGTTGTACATTTTTATTTCTCCTCTTTAATTGATTGAATAATTCTATCTGCAGTAATAATCTTATCCATAATTGGAGCGATATCTTCAACTGTCGGATTATGAACAAGTATTTCATTGTTCTGATAAATCCTAAGTTCCATTTTTATGTCTTTAGGTTTCTTCTTATACTCAAGACAAAATAGAGCAGCATAAATTTCAAGCTGTTCCATGTGTACTTTTGTAACACCTGTTTTTAAATCATGAATTCTTAAGAAATTTCTTCTAAAAGAAATAGCATCTGCAGTTCCAAAACAATTGTCTGAATAATATAAAACTACTTCTGGCTGCATCATGAAACCAATAGCATCATTAACATACATGTTTAAAGTCTTTTGATTGTCTTCTAAACGTGTACCTAAACGAATGCATTCAGCTGCATGTTCATGTAATCTGGTTCCCATTTCTTTAGCCTGTAAATTTCTGTAATGAGATGCAATTTCTTCGTCAGTATAATTTAACCAACTACATTTACTTGCACCTAAGAAAGCATGTAAACCTTCATAATTTGAATGCTTTACGAAGTCCATTCAAAACCTCCTTTTTATTCTCTGGAAATATAAAAGAAGCAAATGACATTTCGTTCATCTTATTAACATAGTAATCTTGATTGGGCTGGTGGTGAGCCTTGGAAGAACGTTTAACTTCCAAAGCCGCCCACTTGTCCTTATACAAAATTAAAAGGTCGGGAATTCCTTGTTTGTAGTTTGGGTCTGTCTTTAAAACAATACAACCTGTAAAAACTTTCTTAAGTTCTTTTATTAACAGGCTTTGAAATCTACTTTCTTTCATATACTCTCCTACTAAAATATAAAAGAAAAAGAGAGTGAAAACAATTCACTCCCTCATATAAGACTCTGTTTATTTGGTGACCCCTAGTAAACTAGGCTGCAATTTTCTCTGTTTCCCTCTTTATTAATTTAGATGCAAACTTACCTTCATTGAACTTCTTCTTATTTCTCAACGCTGTAGCAATAGCCAAGTCAATATTAGCTGTCGATTTAAGATGGTAATAATATAAAACACTATAAGGAGTTGTTCTTCTATCAATTCTTCCTGCTGCCTGAACTGTCATCTTGTAAGAGTAGTTCTGACTGAAGAATATAATAGTATCAGTTCTTATACAATTCCAACCTTCGGCTCCCGCATTATATTGTACTAAATACAACCAACGAGGTCCCTCTGGTACATCTTGATGCTTATGACCATTCCATTCTCCTATTTCTATTTCTCCTTCAAAACTATCCTTTAACATTTCTAACTCATAGTCAAAATTATAAAAGATTATTATTCTAGGAGTTGTTTCCATTATTTCTCTTACAGCTTCTATTCTACTTGGGTCACTATTTACAATCTTTCGCAACTTGTAACAAAACTCAGAAGCAGATTCAATTGGCTCACCAGTTTCCAAATCAACTCGTTCTTTACAAAATAGTTTATAAGTAAACTTATTATACTTTGTAAACACTTCTTTATGAATAAGTTCAGTTGGGTTTTCATACTCCATAACAACTACTATAGATTCTTTTAATCTAGCAAGTTTACGAGTATTCAAATACCTATCAACTTTCGGAAATTTGAAACGGTAATTATACACAACATGCTCTTGCCTGAATTCTGTTATGTTTCTATAGAAACCGTTGGCTATAAATACTGGCGCATAATCTTCCCACTTATCACCAGGAGTCGCTGTTAATAAAATCCAAGCATTACTCTTAGCAATCTTATGAAAAGATTTTACCCAAGCACCATTACCAACTAATCTTTGCTCATCAAATATAAAAAATGCATCTTTTACATTTTCATACTTTCCAATATTATTCCATGAGTCTATAGTTGGTTGATATTGTGCAATGTTAATTGATTTATCATCTGGTGATAGAAAGAACTTTGCTAAGTCACCTTCCCACTCTTTACTATCTCTTTTCTTAGCTGTAGTAATAATATAAAGTGGACGCATGAAGATGTCATCCATTGGAATGTATGGATCAATGCTACCACCATTAAGAGTAAAATAATAAGCAATTGCCGTTAATGATTTACCACTACCAACTCCACCAACCAATATGTTACCATTACGAAGTTTATTTACAGCATCTATTTGATACTTATCAAGTTTAATAGCCATATTAACTCTCCTTTAAAAATATAAAAGGGCGCAACATTAATAGCTACGCCCAATTACACTAATTAATTCCAAGGAGCATCTTCGTCCTCTTCTTCATAATTATACTTGTCTGCGAAGTCATCCTTAACAATTGTTACATACATTACTTTAACGTATGCAGTTACTCCTGACTTTCCATCATTCATTTCCCAGCAATAAGGTCTTACTGTAATATCAACATTCTCAATGTCAGCACTGTCAAGAGATTTAACAGTCTCTTCATCAAGAAGCATTGGCTTTCCACCTTTTCCATTGATTAAGAAAATCTTTGGAGGAATTGGGTCATACTTAACCTTTACAGGAATATAAGCATCACCGTGCTCTTCTCCTTCTTCTCTAGGTTTGCAATATTTAACATTCCATCCTTCTGCAATAAGAGTGTCAAGCATCTCAGGGTCACTGATTACAAGACAGAAGCTTTTATCTCCAGCTCTGTTATACTGGCCTTTCTCACCTCTAAAATTTCTAAATATAATTTTTGCGTTTTCAACACTAAAGCTAGCAATATCATTATTTTTGCTCATAATTGTTTATCTCCTTCCAAAATATAAAACTATGCGACAGCAACTTTACCGCCAATAAACGGTATGTTGCCATCATACTTTGCATCTGAACAGAACCATTCTGGGTCACCATATTTAGCGAGGTCATCTAATGCATTATCAACTAATCCTCTATAGTATTCAAGATTAATCTTATAGTTAGGATTATCTTTAGCATTCTCTGACTCTATCCAACGATAACCTTTAGTTCCTGTAACAGCATTCATCTTTCCATCCTGTTCTCGCACAAGAATTCCGCCGCCTTCCACAACTGGAACAAATTCTCCGATACGTCCGACAAATATAAAATTGTGACTTTCATCTTCAATATGTTTTATCTGTTCCATTGTCTCTTCGACTCCTGCTCCCATTTTCATGTCTTCATAGTACTTAAGTTCTTTATTAAGTCTCTTAAGTTCTAATGAATAATCTGGATAACCATAATTCATATCAAGATAGATTGAAGACTTAACTTCTTTAATCTCGCAATAGTCATCAAATTCAATTGGCTCATGTGAGAATAGAGTCTTGAAAATATAAGGGTGCTGGAATTCAGCAGCTGTTGCTGTCCATTCACATTTGTGTTTCTTATTATCACCTGGAACATAGCCATAAAGTCTTTCACAATCTTCTGGTGATTTATACTGTGCAATGTAACATGCGTCATTTACTAAGCACATCTTCTCATATGTTGCTTCATGTTCAAACTCATATCCATATTCTTTAGCAAATTCCATACAGAAGTTAATGATTTCTGGTGTAGCATCTGGAATCTTGATAGAGTCTGTCTTAATATGTGCAACTACGAAGCCACGCTTTTCAACTTCATCTTTAAGAGTAGCCATAAACAATGCACCTCTAAGAGCGACAATATTATTAAGATTTCTATTATCCTTAAACGGATTATCAAACTTAGCACTTGTTAAACCATATACTGAGTTGATAGGAATCTTTAATGCTTTACTAAGCTGGTCAGCAAGTTCCTCATTTCCCAAGAATGGTGCTAAAGCTCCATCCAGCATAGTTCTTGCTTCTTCAAAGTCTTTATGCTTAATAGCAATTCTTGCCTGAACAAGTTCTTTGAATCTCTGTGTATACTCGCCGAAACATTCCATTGCAATTATTGAATGTGGATGCATTGAAGCAATATCAAGCAAAGCAACATTACCATACATTCCTGGGTCAGAATATACCCAACCACCGAAACCTAAGTCAATGTTCTTATACATGTTATGCATAGAACCTTTTTCATCTTTAACAAATCTGTAATCAGGAAAAGCTGTTATAATATCTTTTCTCTCATACTCTTCAGGTATTGTCTTACCTGTTGTTAAATCTGTATAGACTAAATCTGGTTTCTTAACTTTACCAAATATAATCTTTGTTGTTAATGCATTAGTTGTATCATTTACACAAGCATCACAACCAGCATGCTGAGCAATTGAAACAAGAATTTGTCTTGCTCTGAAATCAGCCTGAGTTGCATTCCAAACAGCTTCTGTAGATATAACATCATTGTCACAATATTCTGCAACTTCTACCCATCTTTCCTCAGGTACTGGTTTATCCCATGGAAGTCCTAATTCCTGGTGATGTAACTTAAGAAGTATCTCCCATTTCTTAAGAGACTTTTTATCAGTACTGTAGTCATAAATATCAGTGTAACTTAAATTATAAGCCCCACCAAATAGACCATTATTTTTCTCTCCTTTCTGTGCTTTAATAATTCTCTGCGAAAGATTATATAACTGTAAGTTACTATAACCCATAATTCTTGCATAAAGAATATGGTTATCATAACGCCTACAGTTAAAACCAACAAGTTTATGCTTGACTAAATCTTCAACCTCAACTGGTGAAGGATTAATCATTCTAACTACAGGCTTACCTTCGCCTTTGTATTTCCAATTAATTAAGAATAAGTTAGGGAATACTTCAACATCATAAAATATAATATTGTCATCACTGTCATCATTCTCAACATTAGGAACATCTTCTTCACTCTTGAAATGCATTTTCATAACTGTCTTAATACAGGCATCGGCCTGGTTGTGTGATGACGACGCAAAACCTAATATTGCATTGTACATGTCACTTACATCATAATGCATTCCACTCTCATAAGCATCCTCTAATAACTTAAATATAAAATCTACAGAAGGTTTCGTATTAGGATGAAACTCTTTCCGAAGATTCTTCTTTATCATTATTCTCAGATGTTTTTCATCTTTGACGTTCGCAAAGCTTATCATCTTCTCTCCTTTCTTTAATGGCAAGCCCGAACTTATAGATGAAATAGGTAAATTGTTACACTTTGTTAATTTCCTCCTTAATGAACTGTTGCCATTAAACACTTTCACCTCAATATTGTCATCGAATACTCTACTGAGCATTTCAACATCACCAGAATATAAATAGTGCAAATGGATACCTGAACCACTCTTACTTAATTCTGCATATGTCTCAGGCCAAGAACTAGCTGCTGCCAAATTCTTTTCCAAAGACTTATTTCCATCTTCGTCTTTAATATCAAAGTCAATTACAATATGATCGATAGGAACTTTAACATAATGCAATTTAGATGTATCAATATCTTTTAATGTTGTCTTAACATCTTCCCATTTTGCTTTAGGGTTTCCATTAGCGTATGTAAGCTGTGCTGGATAATCTTTAGCCACTTCGTCAAATATAGATGGTTGTTCCCTTAAGTCTAACCAATTATTCTTCTTGACATTTACACCAGCTGCTTTCAACTGCTTTTGTTCAAACTTATCAAATTTGAAACCATGGTACCAGTTACGAACCTGATTACCATTAGCATCTCTGCCTCTTTCACAGAACTCTTCGAAGTAATCTTTAAGTTCTTCCCTAAATATAAAACGCTTCAAAACAATATTTTCATTTGTTTCCTGGCAATAATTCTTATAAATTGTGTAAGCCTGTCCTAAAGTTACTCCTTCTTCTTTTGACAAAAGTGGATAACTATCTTCAACAAAGTTAAAGAATGGGTCAGTCTTATACATCATATCCAACGGCTTATAACCATTGTAATATGTTTTGCCTAGTTTCTCATACACCTGTAAACAATGATTTGCAATTGCACCAAGCTCGAAGTCAATCTTGTCAGTTAACTCAAAATATAAATCTGGTTCTAATCTATTACCAGTCGGTCTAACATCTATAAGACGTCTTATGATACCTGCTTTACTGTCAGTTATCTTAACTGGTTTATTAGTACCCATAAAGAGAAAACTATTCAGCTTTAATGTATACTGAGACTTATGCTTCTCATTAATCGTAATTGCTTCATGCGAAATGATACTATTGAGAGTTGTGTTATCTTCAATTCTACTTAAGTCACCATCATGCTGTATAGCAATTAATGGGTTGTCCTTAAACAACTCTGTACCAAATGCATTATTACGACTAACTAAAGACTTAGCCTCAAATATACTCGTGTAGCCGTCAAACATCTTTTGAATGATGTCTAACACTGTAGATTTACCTGTACCAGGTTCACCATACAATACTATGAACTTCTGAAGCTTAATGCTATCACCAGCTACAACACTGCCAATTGCCCATTCTAACTTTTCTCTTTCTTCTGGAGAATATAAAACAGACATTAGCTTCTTGTACGCTGGACAATCACCCGTGCTTAATGAATAACCTAACTTCTTACTTACGTAATCTTTCTTTGTAGGCTTTTTTCCATCAAACCATATCTTACTGTCAAGAGGATGAAAGTTATTTGCAGACTTCTTACAATAATTCACAAACTGGTCCCACACATTAGTGCTATAGTCAGTTGCAGTCTTAACGACATACTTAATTTCAGTTATGCCGTCCATCTTTCTTTCCTTCTCATCCTTGTAAGAATATAAAGCTTCGTCAATCATTCTAGCTACGTCATACTGGTCAGTTGACCAAAAGCCTGTTTTTTCGTCGAAGATGGCATAGAACTGATTTCCCCTTATCATAAGGTCTTTACTTTTAATGACCTTAAAAGTCGGAACAATGTTTATGACTTTCTTTCGAGGATAATATTCCTCTTTAATCTCTAGGAAATCCATTCTAAATCTCCTTTCTCTTAAATATAATGCAAAAATTATTACAATTTGTATATTAAGCCCTTTAAACCGCTTTTTATTCAATTTTGGGCAAAATATAACATTTTGTGACAGTTGTGACAGAAATTTTGCATTTTTGTATTTACCCTATATTTTTGTTTATATATTTTTTCTATATTAAATACAAAAAAAACTGTCACAATGTACACAAAAAACCCGCAAACCCGCGCCAGTACTGGGCTAGAGCCTGTGTCAATTTTGTAAAAAAACTGTCACATTGTGTCACTTTTTTGACACAAAACCCTATTTTTACCCATTTTTGACCTGATTTTCGTCGCTACCACTACTCTTCTTTTTCTTTATTTTCTTCCAAATGTGACAAAAAACTGTCACAACTACAGCTACTTTTACGACATTTTCCAGATTATTCATACGATTCTCTAAGATTAAAACACTGTCATTAAGAGACGTAAAGTTCTTATTTGCCACATCATTATTCCTGTCCATAGTGTCAACAAGCTTATTATGGTTATAAATAGCCTCATCTCTAAGAGACTCAATACGCTGATCAGCCTTTACAAATAACTCTGCAGCACTTATTTCCTTATTTTCCATCGTCGCTATCCTCCTTATCAGTCTTAGCATCCTCTGTAGCAGGTTTCATCTGTACAATATTATCCTCCTTATCAGGACCTAAATATTCACTATTAAGCCAGTTTTCAGCCATTTTTTTAATACCTGTGTACTCAATATCATTTATTTTTCTACCCTGAACTTTCTCAAGAATAGATGATGTAAAAGCTGCAATACCAATAGCAAGAGTCTCTTCGTCTTCATTAATCTTTTCTTTTATTGTCATAAATATAAAACTCTCCTTTTCATATTATTTTTTATACATAATTGTTTAACCACCAATTTGCCTGAAACCATATCTCTACTTTTCTTAAATCTACACCTTTCCAATTAACAGGAAATAGACCGCCATTAGAGCCATCCCAATCGTATTTCCTCTTATTTACAATATAGACAGCTCTAATAACGGCTTCATCATCGCATTTGCTATCGTCCATATGGTTAATACCCATGTTTTTGAGCATACACCAGAACCAATAAGGAGTACGGTCAAATGTACCATCTCCCATAATATCACGTTCGATACGCATAGCCAATGCAATAATCATTTCAAGAAAAGTACAAGGACCATCGTAAATATCATCATCCAATGGCCCGTCATACTTAGTTTCTTCGAAGAATTGTTCCCTTAATTTAATTCCATCGCTAGCACGATTAACATCGTTCTTAACTGAAAATATAAATTCTTCACTATGCAATAAAGAAGCTAAACGCTTATACTTACGTCGCTGCGTAGCATTCATGACTTTTGAACAAAGCCAATTAATATACTGACTGCTATCCAGCTTATAATTCTGAATCTCCATCATACTCAGCAGTTTCAAGAACTACCATTGCATCAATACCTCTGAGGTCGTTTCTTACGTAGAGTACTCCTTCCTCGCCTGACTCACCGAACTTATCAAGATTATCTCTACCAATGATATCAAATCCTTCTGGTACTTCTTCTCCTGTATCAGCGTCTGTGATCACATCACTTTCTGAGTAATATGTGTAAGTTTTATTGATGTTAGGCTTAGCATCTACATAATATTCCTCGTCAGTTATTACAACAGGTTCCACATTGTTTACCTCCTTTCCTTTCCTATTCTTTGGTTTAAAGCATGCTGCGTAGTCTGTCTTCTCAACTATTTCTTCATGCTTTTTCTCGTCTTCTTTACGTCTTTTATACCTTTTTATAGGGTCTTTTTCTTCTTTTTCCTCAGAAGTCTCTTCTGAACCCTCAGAATTAGGCATTTTAAGGCCGTTTTTAGCCTCATCTAGGGCCTTTTCGTATTTATCCCTAAGTTCGTCTATACTATCCTGATAAAACTGCTTAGATGCCTCAATATCGGCTTCATACTGTTCGTCGAATTTCTTACGAAATAACGCGTAACAAGTGCCAAAACCTACTGCAGCTCCTCCAAGAAAATATAACAATCCCTTCATATTCTTTTACTCTCCTTTATTATTTTTTAATAGGCGAAGAACTGCGGGAAGTCGAACTCATCTCGAGGACTCCCCGTTAATACTCCGTCTAATCCACCTCATACTCTATCCAGGATAGGACCATCTACATTGAAGTTAAGTAATACGCAACTATCATTTCCATTAATGAAATCTTTCATACCCTGCGAATTGCCTTCATATGCCTCATGGAATTTAACATCAAATAATCCAAAGTCTACCTTATTGTCGCCTACAGGATTATCCTTCTCATATATCCATCCAACAACAGCACCTATAGCAGTACGTGGAATACCAAGTAAGTCATAAACTTCATTCAAGAAGAGTGAACCATTAGCCATAAGCATTCTATTAGCCTGCTTTTCTGTGTTAAGTAAATATAACATGTTAAGTTCTGATGATGGCTCCCAGCCCTTGCATGATGAGTCAAAGAAACGAGTATACTCATTGCAGCAATCCATATTGTCAAGTACATTAACTTCCTTCTTGGTCTTCTTACCATCTTTGTCAGTTTCTGTTACCTTTTCCTTATGTGTTCCGTAGAGTAACTCAAGATCTTCTTCTCTACCATACTTATCAGTTACACGCTTACGATAAGCCTTGAATGACTGGCTTAAAGCGATGTATGCTGCTGTGATGTCCTTTATAGTTTTATCCTTCTGTGCCTGGATCTTAGAATTCTTAACAGCTGAAAGAAGCATGATAAGAGCTGCTGCGAATGTGAGACCATAATTATTAGCTAATCTACCAGCAAACTTTAAATATAACATTCTCTTTGTGTGCTTGTAGTCCTTATCAATCTGAGCAATCTCTTCCTCTGTTGTGTTCTCGTTTGTCTCATAAGAAAAGTCTTCAAGCTCTTCTCTAGCTTCCTTGAACTCTGCTACATCTTTAACAGTCTTAACTGTTCCATAGACAGCCCCTCCGATAGCTACAAGGCCACCTCCAATAGTTAATCCTGTAAGAATACCGTTGCTGTGTCTGTTACAATACTTAGCAACTGGTTCAATAGATTCTTTAATGTAATCTAAAACTTTCATTTTTTCCTCCTTATCTTATAACATCTGCACCGGTTATGTGGTAAGTATTACAAATTTCCTGATACTTATGCATATACCAATCAGACTTCTTAATATCTTCTGCACCATTTTTATCACCCGCACGGTATCTGTATTTCCATGCATTGCATATACAGAATGCTGCAACAGCCTTTGGACCATATATAGCCATCATCTCATCAATACATTCCATAGCACCTTCACGTTCATAATGTGGTGGATGATTGACCATATCTGGTTTATCTGGTTTTTCTTTTACTGTGTCCTCACAATACTGAGGTATATTTTCCTCAATTGCTAATATTTTACCTATTTTTTCTCCTACAGTAATAGCTTCACTTGTAGAAATTCTATCCGACATAAAATATAAACCTCCTTAATGTGTTGCTGCCGCCTTATCTTTTCTTAAAGCGAGCATATTCTCACGCTGCTTTCTTCTCCACTCTGCATACCAGATGAAATTCCTGAAATCAGGCTTATTAAGATGACTTCTCTTTGAATTTTTCTTTTTTGACTTAAACATAAATATAACTCTCCTTTTACTTTAAATACTTTGGTCTAGGCAGGTTAAGCTTATATCCGCCAGCCACTTTACTTACTGATGCTGCACTAAGGTCAAA